TTTGGTGATACGGCTGCTGGCGATCAGAAAATGTGGTATGATTATGGACAATCATACGATAGACAATCTTTAAGAAAAGATTTTAATAAGAAATTGACTAGATCAAATGTGATGAGTTATAACGATAAGAGGATCAACTAATGAAATACGAAGAAGATAAAATTATAAAAGAAATATCAGATTATATCAAATCAACCTATACTGAACATTACAGTACAACGAAAGACGGATTTCAAGTACAAGATATGTTAAGACATTTAGGTATTGATAAAGATTTCTGCCAGGCAAATGCGATTAAGTATCTTGCTAGATTCGGTAAGAAGAACGGTAGAAACAGAAAAGATTTATTAAAGGCGATACATTATATCGTATTATTAATGAGTAGTGAAAACAACAAATAGGAGAATATTATGGACACACAAATAGAAGTAGTTTTAGTAAAGGAAGATTTAGGTAAAAATCTATACAGAAAGAAAACTTATTATACACTTGTTATTGAACAAGAGGTATTAGCAAATACTAAAGATGAAGCTGATAAAAAATTAAGTGATAATGGTATAGATCACTCACAAATAAACCACGAGATCACGGAAACTAAAGATGGTGTTGAAACCTATATGGTTGACGCCAACTATACAGATTCAGATACAACAGAATACCTTGGTAAAGTATCTTATACAGATGATGAGTATGCTAAAGAAAACGGTGATGTAGAAATTAACCAGTATGCTGACGAGGTAGAAGTAATGACACCTGAAGAAGAAGATAAGAATGCTGGTGTAGTGAGAGATAAAGATGGTAATGTATTACCAGAAACTACATTTACAGAAAAAGAATTATCAGATATTGATACTTCAATTAACTTATCGGCAGAAAGTCAGTTAGGTAAATAATGACACAAGATGTACTAGGATATTCTTCACACGATTGGAGAAAACATACAGACAATGCTGTTGTAGGAACAGGATCTAAATTAATACCTGTTAACGATTGTAAGGTGTGGTTCACACACCCTAAAAGTCTTAAAGATGTAGAAGTTGACCTATCAAGGTTAATAAGAGTATATGTAAACAACCACGAGAGTCATAAAAGGAGTGTTAAGTAATGGAAATGTTATTTTTAGTAATTTGCGTATTAGCAATTGCTTATGCGATTTCAGATTGGAAGTTAAAGATCGCATTTTTAAAGGAATGGTTTAATACAACTTGGAAGAGAAAATAATGAGTGATAAAGAGTGCGTGGTGGGTACGAATCATCAATCCTCGGTCATCCTCGGACGATTAAATAGTCAAAAATCGTTGATTTTACTCGCTTTTTAATGGCTTGACTTTTGATACGATTTATGATACAATTAAGAGATAATACTAACAAAAACAAAGGATAATACTATATGTCAAATAATCACAGTTACAAATACGACAAAGACAACTTATACAAAGAGTTTGCAGACGCAAAAAACAAAGATGTTGCTTTATCTTCATTTACAGAAATAGAAGACAAAGAGAATGACTTTTATACTAATAGAGTAAACTTCTTAAACGAACACATTGCTCTTAAAAAGTCAAATCCATCTTATTATTCAGAATTAGATATTGATTTTGACGCATTACTTAATGCTTACAAGACAACAGATCCTAGAGATACTTTTTATCAACTAGGTTTCGGTATGTCATATGCAGAAAAAAGAGCAGAATCAGTACCAACATCTGTAAACGATTAATGAAAAAAGTAAAAGAAAAATATAAAAATATAACTAGACCTTCTTTTATGAAGACTTTGAAAGGATTTAATTTTCCTAATTTGTCTTTAGACATAAACGGTCTAGTAAGAAATTCTATACCAACTAGTGATAGGATCCCAGGCACTTGTGTAAAGAGAACTTTACCACAAGTTAAATTGCCTGCCGGTAAAACAATTAGTCTTGCTTACAACAAAGGTAATTACCAAGTTGTAGATGTATCAGACTTTAAAACAATGGGGAGAAAAATATAATATGAAGAAATTAATATTAATACTATTTTTAGGTTCGTGCTTTGCATTTCAAAGTTATGCTGAAAACATAGTAGAAGAAATAGATGTAAACGGTAAAACAAAGGCCGAGTGGAAAGAACTATACACACAGGCAGGTTGTTATGACCTAAACATTTTTGCTAGAGAAATCTGTAAAACTAAAGTATTTCAATTAGAGAACTATAAGAATGTTAAAGAAGGCATTACTAAAGTTGCTCAGAAATTGAACAATAATTAATATGTACGGAGATTTTGTATGTACGAGTGCCAATGACGGTACTCATTTATTCAGACCTATTACTGCTAGAGCACAAACGCTTTGGCAGGAAAAAGGTTTCAATAACTTTGTAGTTGATAATAACGAAGACTATTATATTGTTAAAAGTGTGAATAGTCAGAAAATTTGTGATGAAATTAGAAAAAATAATATGGATTTCACTAGTTAGTTTATTGCTAACTAATTGTGCCAATATAAACAGATCCGAAGTAGGCGCTGCCTTAGGAACAGTAACCACAACAACTGGTTGTATTTCAATGGGTATAGACAATCCTTATCTGATTGCTGGTTGTGCTGTTGCAGGTGCTTTTGCTGGTGCAGAAATTATGTACAAGTCAGATTATGATGTACACAACGCTGTATTTGTAGATCACTTAAACAATGGTCCAGGTACACAAAGTTACACTAATTGGTATAATCAAAAGTCAGGTAACTCTGGTGTTATTAAAGTATCCAGATCGTACCTAGAAGGTCCTTTCAAGTGTAAAGACTATGACGCAACAATTGACATATCAAACCAGTGGCCGTTGATCGGTGTTGGTGGTGTGAATAGAAGAGTCGTATTCGGTACTGCTTGTCAGTTACCAGATGGCAGATGGATAGAAAAACCAACAATGGTAAAAAAATAATGAAAAAATTAATACTAATTACAACCTTACTGTTTATAACCTCTATAATGATAAATTATGCTTATTCAGGTGAGAAAATATTACATAGTAAGATTATAGGAATACCACCTGAAAAAACAGATGGTCAATATTGCTTTATTAAAGTAGTCATTAAACAAAAAGGTGATGAAATAATTAAAGAAGAAATTTTGGAGTGTGCTGATGGTAAAAAGGGTATAGAAACACCAGGTTATTGGGAACTATATGCTCAGTTTTATTATAGAGAAACCACTACTCCAGAATATTGCCGATATTATACTCGGCCAGAACACGCCTTGAGGTCGTTCGGCAAGATGTGTTTAAAAACGAACGGTGAATGGGAGGTTCAATGATTAAAAATCTAATCATAATCGGACTCTTAACTATTGTCTTCACTCAAACCGACATTGGAATTACTGATCTTTTTGATTATATTCAATTAGGGCTTGACAAAGTGCAGGAAATAGTATATACTATGAAAAGGAGTGTGTAAAATAATATGATGAAAAGTAAAATGAAGATATTACTAGTAGGAATTATGTCAGTATTGCTGACCAATTGTGCTGGTAACTATAAGATAAAGAAAGAGTCAGGCAACAAAGTTGTTGATAGTGTACCAAAATGGTATATGGCTGACATTAATGAGTCGAAGGCTTGTGAAATCAAAATGTTTGGTAAAGACAAAGATAGAGTTTGTATCTATGGTGTTGCCACAGCAGTATCACCAGACTTAAACCTTGCAATTGAGAAGGCAAAAATGCTTGCAAAAGCGGAACTTGCTGACATAATTAAAGGGGAGATGAATAAAGAGTCAAAACAATTTATAACTGAACTTGGTAAAACAAATACTAAAACAGTTGTAACCGAAGTTGAGTCTGTATTAGTTAATGTTATTAAGAACACAAAAGTGAGAGGATATGAAATCTTTGAACAAGATGTGACCTTAACAAAACAAAGTTACTATCGTGCTTGGATAGGCTTAAGACTTCCTCTAGGTGAGTACAATAAAATGTATAACTTCACTATTGAAGAAGCTGTTGACGCCTACAATTTAAAAGAGAAGGCAAATGTTGCCTACAATAAACTTTTAGAGAGTGAGAAATCAGATGACGAAAATAATAATATACAGTAAAGATAACTGTTTATATTGTACCAAGGCCAAGAGTCTTGTAAAAAGACTTGGCCTTGACTACACAGAAAAGAAAATGGAAGAGTATGAGTCTGTTGATAAGATGTTAGAAGACATCGGTAAACAGGTCAGACAAATGCCACAGATCAAAATAGATGACGAACTGATCGGTGGTTACAATCAACTAGTAGAATACTTTGAAAAACAAGGACTAGTAAATTTTAAAGGCGAAAAACTTGAAGGATAATATAATTACTTTTCCTACTAATAGGATTGTCGCAGATAGAACTAGAGAACTTGACACTCAAAGGAAAAAAATGAGTG